TTGGTAGACCGCACTTATGTGGTGGCGGCTTATGATGGAACGAATACTGTGGCTTATGCTTTTAATGGTCGTGTGGGTCAATTTCAAATTGACGCACAACCCGGTGCGGAAGCCAAGTGTGTGTTCACCATCCATCCTCGCGGTAATCAATACGGTTGGAGTAACTCCTAATGAAAGTAGCTGACGCTGTTGAAGTGTTGGCTACTACTTTTCAATCCTTGGACTCTGTGGCTCAAGGCTTGGAAGTAAAAGCCAGCGAAGTGGCAACGGCTCTTGCTAAAGCAAAGCCTGATACAACAGAATTTGTTTGCTTAACAGTTCTTGCTAAATACAATTCTGTGGTGGAAACAAAAACAACAGAAGAATAAAAATGACAGATACGACAATACAAAACACAAATGATTTGCTAGGGTTCTTAGTAAGCCAATCAGAACATCGCAAAGATTGGTTTGGCTTTACCCAACAAAAGATGACTGCCGTTAGTCTTGCGCATGAGATTGCGGCACGTCATGCCGACACGATGACACCCGAACAAGTGGTGGAATACGCAAAAGAACTTAACGAATTGCTATTTCACCGCTTAGTAAAGCCCGGTTCTTGGAGGGTTTGAAATGTCAGGCGGCATAGTTATTAAGCTGAATGGTGTTGGCTCGGTGATGCAATCGTTTGACCAACTTGCACAGCAGATTGGCGATAAAAAAGCAACTAGCAAAGTTCTTGTTCCTGCTGTGCGCGAAGCAATGAAACCAGTTTTAGCAAGGGCGCAAGTCAATGCGCCTGTGGATACTGGCGGCTTAAAGTTAACTTTGCAATTAGAAGCAAGACGACCTACCAAGGCAGACCGCCGAAGCAAATACATTAACCAAACCGATACTGTAATTGCCAAGGTGACGACAGCACCCGGTTGGAAACTTAAAAAAATGAGTGAAGGCAAAGGCTTAAAAGCGGCTAGAAAAAAATTAGAAAAAATGGGCGTTGATTCTGCGTTGGCGCAAAAATTTATGGGTTTGGATAGTGATGCAAGAGCAATGGCGCAAGAATTTGGAACGGCTAGAACGCCAGCCCACCCATATCTACGCACAGCTTTGGAGACTGATGCTCAAGGCACAGTTACAAGGTTGGGTGAGATTTTAAGTAGACGTATAACTGAAATTACAAGGACATAACATGACACGTTTTGCAGAAGCCTTTGGCAAAAAATACGAAGAAAACAAAGAAAAAATCTTTACTCGCAAATTTGAATTGGGCGGTCATACCTTTCGGGTTCGTGTGCCTTATGTTCACGAATCAGACGAGATTTACAAGCGAATTCAAGACCCAAGCCCCGAAGCTATTGACAAGGCGTATAAGAGCATTACAGACCCTTTAATGGCTTATAAAGACAATCCTGAGAACGACCAAGTTTTTGTATTTACCGAAGATGATGTTTTTATTGAAGGGCGGTCATTGCGAGAAACAGCCAAGACTAAGGTACAGACCGAAATTAAGATAACTGAATTTTTTAAGTTACTTATGCCCGAAGTGGCTGACCATTCTTTTGACAACTTGACTTATGAGGAAATTGAAGCAGAATTTCCCATGTCGGTACAAACGCAAATGATTGAAAAGATTGCTGAAGCAATTAGCCCAACTTATAAGGAAGCAAGGGGAAACTAATTGGCTCATTGAAAAGCCAAGTCATCACCGCGATGATTTTCAATGGGCATACACATGACACGATAGCGGAGTTGGATGACATAACAATGGGGAATTTGCAAACTATGTATGCGGATGGCTTGATTGGAAATTATGGCTTGCTTAACACGCTTGGTAGCCTAACCAACGGCGTATTTAATTACATGAGGGCATCGGGTTCTGCCGCTTATAAACTAGCCAACATTCTTGGTAATGCGTATGATTACCTATACCCGCCATTGACAGAACAGCAAAAGAAACAACAGGCAAATGAGCAGTTGCTTGCTTTTATGAGTCAAGCGCCGGGGTTTTCCGCAGACCGATTTGGGATAAAAGATGGCAAATAATGTTGGGCGAATTGGCGTAGCACTTGCGTTAGACAGCGCCGAGTTTGTGCGCGGTATTGAAGCCGCTGGTCGCAAGCTAGGCGAGTTTGTTCAAACAGCGGAGAACATGAGCAGAAAAGGCGCTATGGCGCTTACTGCTATGGCTACGGCGGCGCTTGCATTTGCTGATGAGGTTAATGACGTATCAAAAGCAAACGATATTGCAATTGAGACAATTCTTAATTTACAAAAAGCATTAGCCACAAGCGGCGGTAGTGCTGAAAATGCTGGCAAACTAATTTCAAGTTTTACAGCTTTTGTTGACAAAGCGGCAACTGGTTCTGATGAGGCGCAAAAAGCATTTGCAAGAGCAGGCATTTCGTTGCGTGACCTTGGGAAATTGTCAACTGAAGATTTGTTCAAAAAAGCTGTTGCTGGTATTGCCGCGATTGAAGACCCGCTGAGTCGCAACGCCAAGGCAATGGAAGTGTTTGGCAAAGCGGCAAAAGGCGTTGACTTTATTGACTTGAATGAAGGTTTGCAAAAGTCCACGGCTTTAATGAAACAACAAGCCGATGGCATTAAGCAAGCCGCAGAAATGTGGGATAAATTAAAATCAAACGTATTAGATTTCACGGCAATAACGGCATCAAAACTTGGTCCTGTTTTAAAAGAAACAACCGAATATTTAGACAAACTTTTAGAGAAAAGCAACATTGTTGGTGATGCTTTAAAAATTGTTTTCCAAACTGTTTCCGTAGTGGGTATTAACGTAGTTTATGTTTTGAAGACCATGTTCGGCGAAGCCGAGGCAATGATTAACTACATTAAGATTTTGTCAACGCAAGGACTAGATGCGGCAAACAAAGCTAATGACGAATATGTAAAAAAGACTATTCGACAAAGAGAAGAATTAGACCAAGCGGAACGCCGTATTTTGGGCATTGGCAATCGCAATGAAGAAAATGATTCACGCCGATTGGACAAAAAAGCACCTATTGCTTTTGGTCGTCCAGTTCAAGAATCCGCAGAAAGCATAAATAGAAACAACCAAGCTTTAGATGAATCACGGCTTAAAGTAATGAAATTGATGCAGGGGTATGAGCATCTTACGGAATTGTCTTACAAGTCAAGCATGAAACAGCTTGATACAGAAATTAAAAGATTAAAAGCAGAAGAAGCAATTGCGGCGGCTTATGACCAAGCATTTTTATCTTTACAACAAAGTGAGCGTTTGCAAAATAGACAATTAGATTTAGACCGAGAAAGTCTATTGCTTAATACACAATTTAAAAACTTACGCGCTGAAGAAGTTAAATATGCTCAAGACGTTATGACCATTCGCGCACAATACGCAGAACAAGAATACCAAATTAAAAATGTAATGAATTTACGCGCTGAAGATGAAACTAAGGCTTTAGAAGCGAATAACACTCTACGCGACAAAGCTATTGCTCAAGCAAAAGAAGCATTAGACATTACCCGCCAATCACGCGAAGGCACGATGGCAGATGGCTTTACAAAAGGCTTTGATGAGTTTGTGCGTGATATGCCAACCCGAATGGAATTAGGCAAAACTGCTTTTAACTCATTGATAGGCAGTATGGATAGCGCATTGCGGCAATTTGTGATGACTGGCAAATTTAACTTTAAGGATTTAGTTAAGAGCATGATTCAAGAGTTAATTTATCTTGAGTCAAAAGCCAAAATGATGGATATGTTTAAGTCCATTAAAAGCGGCGGTGGCGGTGACGGAACCATGGGAATGCTTGGCGGCTTGTTTAAAGGCGGTGGTGGTGGTACTCCATATATGGGCGTACCTAGTGGTATGGCTATGGCAGAAGGCGGTGACCCGCCAGTAGGCATGGCTACGCTTGTTGGTGAACGTGGACCCGAAATGTTTGTACCTCGCACGGCTGGCACAATCATTCCAAACAATCAATTGTCAGGCATGGGCGGTGGACAAACAATTAATTACAACGGACCATATATTGCAAGCATGAACGCCATTGATACACAAAGCGGCACACAGTTTTTGGCAAAGAATAAAAACACAATTTGGGCGGCTTATCAATCAGCCAACCGAGGTGTACCAGTTTCAAGATAAGGAAGAATCATGGCAGTTCCAAACACATTTGCAACAGATACAGGCTCAATACCTTTAGCCGACCTTGATGCTAACTTTAGCTATTACGACACGGCATATAGTATTGCTTCAACGACTGTAACTTTTAACGGCAACATTGGTTTTGCTGGCACAGGCAAACGCATTACTGGTGATTTTAGCAATGCGACTGCTACTAATCGTGTTTCTTTTGAAACAAGCACAACTGATGGTGGAACATTTTTAGGTGCGTTTCCTAACGGAACAGCACTTCAAAGTGGAATTGTTTTTAACAATGCAAACTCAAGTACAGCAAATAGAAGCACTTTAGCGATACTTGCCAACACAACTCTTGACGTATCTTTTAGGTCGAATATTGTTGGTTCTGGCACATACTTGCCAATGACCTTCTACACAGGAGGTAGTGAGAGGGTTAGGATAGATACCTCTGGCAACGTGGGGATAGGTACTACTTCGCCAGCCTATAAACTAGATGTTGCTGGCGCAATCAGTACAAACAATAACCTGACATTCACAGGCACAGGCAACCGCATTACTGGTGACTTTAGTAGTTCGCCTTCAACTCTTCGTGTTGCGTTTCAAACAAGTAGCGCAAACAGCAATACAGTTATGCCTGTTATTCCATCTGGTACGGCAACACAAGCTGGATTTGATTTTTACAACAATTCAGACATAACTAATGCAGCGTATGCTCGAGTTAGGTCAACCTCAACTGAGGCTTCTGTGCTTTCTTCTATTACAGGCACAGGCACATATATACCACTTAACTTTTACACAGGAGGCAGTGAAAGAGTAAGGATAGATACCTCTGGTAATGTGGGAATTGGGACTAGTTCGCCAGCGGCAAACAGTCTGACTATTGCCTCAAAGAATGCTGTCATGACTTCTGGTTTTGGAATGTCATGGAATTCAAATGCAACACAACTTGCTGGATACGATACTAATATTTTGCAATTTATTACCGCATCCGCAGAACGTATGCGTATTACATCCGCTGGTATTTTAAATATTGGTGGTACTAGTGGCGGTTCTGTGGGCGAGTTGTTGGTAGTTGAAGGCGCTAATTCTGCTGGACATAGAGCCGCAAGAATAAACAACACAAGCACAACAAATGGCTACTCTACTTTATGGATGGGTTCCAGTAATGATGGTTTAATTCGTGGTGGCTCAACTGCGGGTGCATTTACCGACCAACTAACATTGCTTACAAGTGGCGCAATCCCAATTTCTTTTTACACAAACAACACAGAACGTATGCGTATTACGTCCGCTGGCAATTTGTTACTTGGCGCAACTAGTCAAACATGGGATGAAAAACAAGCTATTGGTTTAGGTGGAACAAGCACCGCTGTTGGTCTTGGTCTTTATTCAAGTAATTCTTCTTATACAGGCTCAATGGTTCGTGTCCAAGCCGAAACAACTAGCACTGCTTGGAAAATATACGAGGGTCGTGGAAATGGCGGTGCTGTACTTTACTATGTTGACGGAACTGGCGGTGGTTATTTTGCTGGTAATACTGGAATTGGTACTACTTCTCCATCTGCGTCTGCTTTTTTGGATGTTCAAAGCACAACCAAGGGAGTGAGATTCCCCAACATGACTACAACGCAAAAGAATGCTATTTCTAGCCCTGCCGCTGGTCTTGTAGTATTTGACACCACCCTTTCAAAACTTGCTGTTTATTCGGGTGCGGCTTGGCAAACAATTACTTCTGTTTAATTTTTAAAGGAAAACACCATGACTATCACTTGGACAATCGCACAACTTGACCGCCAAACCTCTGATGGCTTGGTAACCACTGCTCATTGGCGGGTAGACGCTGTTGATGGCGAATACTCTGCTGGCTCTTATGGCACAGTAGGTTTTGAGCGTGGAGACACATTTATTCCCTACGACAATCTGACACAAGAAGAAGTTATAGGTTGGGTCAAAGACAAGTTAGAAGTATCTGAGATTGAAGCTAGCCTTACCGCACAAATTGCCGCAAAGAAAACCCCAACAACCGAAACAGGAGTACCTTGGTAATGGAAAAAATTACGCTTTCAACTAACCTTGTAAATGCAGTTCTGCAATATCTTGGAACACGCCCATACGCTGATGTATTTCAGCTTGTAGAAGCTATCCAAAAGGAAGCAAAAGAACAAAAAGCCGAAAATCCAACAACGGACTAAGATGCAATTATGAGCCTACAAACCATACTGTCTGTTGCTGAATCAATCAGCATAAACGACCACAAGTTTGCGGGTCAAATGTTGTCGCGCAATATGCGTATTAGCACATCAGAAATTTTGACTGTACAACCATTTCAGTTTGGCATAAAGCCAATGAACTATTTGCAATACAGTACAAATCGCGCTGTGCTTTCAGCATTAAGAACGGCTGACAGAGTAACGGAACAATATCTTAACTTTGGCACAACAGGCTGGCTTAACTATATTGCTTACCAAGGCAATATGACAAGTGTGCAAGCGGCGGCTTGCCAAGTACAAACATCTAGTGCAAACAAAACTATTGTGCTTGGGTCTTTGCCATCTATTGCTTCGGGTTTGTACATTGTTAAAACTGGCGACTTTATACAAATAGATCGCTATGCTTACATTGCAACTGCGGATGTTCAACGTGGTGGCGGCTCTACTGTGAACATTCCAGTTCATCGTTCTTTGATGACAACAGTAAGCGCGGCTACGGCGGCTGTAATCGGTCAATATGGCACAACAGTTAGCTTGGGTGGGTCAACCTATACAGGCATAACTTTTCCTGTCGTAATGCGCGAATACCCAACATACACGCTTGTACCAATGACCAATGATTCTTTTATTTCATGGGATGGTGCATTTACCGCGCTTGAGGTTGTTCTATGAACCCAATAGCACCAGTAGAAAACACTAATGTAATTCGTTATGCGGATTTTGTTCGCATTACAACTTCTTCCGCAGTTTATTTGTTTTCCACAGCGCCTTACAACATTACTGTGCCAAGCGTTGACGCTTCACCATTTACAGGATTAAGCCAACTTGTAAAGGTAGGTTCAGCACAGCGAGACATAAAAAGCACCGCCAATGAAACCACAGTCACTTTGGTTGGCATTGATACGGCTAATCTTGCCTTGGTGCTTGGCGCAGACATTAAAGGCTCGCAAGTAGAAATGTGGCACGGCTTTTTTGATGCAAACAATGAATTAATTACAAGTGCAAGCGTGGAGTGGGTAAACAACATTAATTTGGAATTGCCTTGGACAAACACACTTAGCAATATTGTTGAATGGACAAATTCAACAGGCGGGTCAGGTTTGTATCAATTTTTTAATGGATATATAAATTCTTTTAGTATCAGCGAACAATACATGGAAGAAGTGCGTGGCTATTTAGGAATGATTACCATCAGCGCATCTAGTATTCAACTTATTTTGCAAAACAGAACAGCAGGCAGATACACCAATAATCCATCGTGGACATTTTGGAATGCCGCTGATGACAGCATGAACAGAGTTAACTACATTCAAACAATAAACTATCAATTTGGAAAAACAGGTTAGGATGGATTACATGATAAGACAGGCAAACAAATTTGACATTGAGACAATTGTGCGAATGCTAAAAAGCTATCGAGACAAAGCCCCAACAAAATTTTTGCAAGATGCAAACAACCGCGAACACATTGACAAATTGCTTAACAACATTTTGGCTGGCGCGGGTTTTATTTTGCTTGCTGAAAAGGATGATGATGCAGTTGGAATGGTGATTGCCGCACAGCACCCAAACATTTGGAATCCTGATATAAATCAAGTCAGCGAAATTGCTTTTTGGGTAGATGAGGCGCACAGAGGTGGCAAACTGGCTCATCGTTTGTTGCATGGTTACATACAACAATGTGAAGAATGGAAGCAAGAAAAACGCATCCAATTTTTTGCAATCAGTAAAATGGTAAACAGTCCCGACTTAACGTATGAAAAGTTCGGCTTTGAAAAATTAGAAGAAACTTGGATTAAGTAACCATGCCCGGTTCAATAATTGCCGCCGCTATTTTAGGCACATCAACAGGCTTTGCTTATAGCATATTGTCCTTTGCCATTAATATGGTGGTGTCATCAATTATTTCCAAATCTGATTCTCCTGATTCAAACCAAAACAATACGCAACAAGACCAAAAAAACCCCGGCAGTCGAGCGCAAGTTCCACCCGCAGGCGATAACAAAATTCCTGTAATTTATGGTTCTGCTTATGTTGGTGGCATAGTTACCGACCTGTCTATAACAAATGATAACCAAACGCTTTATTACTGCATGGCGTTATGTGAAGTAACAAACACAGAAGGCTACATTGCTGGCGGCGCGGACACAATAACTTTTGGCGATATTTATTGGGGTGGAAAAAAAGTTGTTTTCAATGCAAATGGATATGATGTAGATTCTTTGCTTGATGTATCAACAAACTTATCGGACACATCTGTTGCGGGTAAATTGTCTTTTTACTTGTATAAAAATGGTTCGACTGCACCAACAAATACAACATTTTTTGCATACAGCCCACAAGTTATGGGCAACATAAATTTAACTTATAAATGGAGTACTTCTAAAACAATGACTAATTGCGCGTTTGCAATTATCAAAATAACTTATAACCAAGATGCAAATTTAACAGGCTTGCAAAGCACAAAATTCCAAATAATAAATTCTAGAAAATCAACTGGCGATTGTTTTTTAGATTACTTTACATCTAAACGCTATGGTGCGGCAATTCCTTCTACAAACATTAACACGGCAAGCCTTACTGCATTAAATACTTACTGTGATGAACCTTTTTCTTTTACACCATATTCGGGCGGTTCAAGCACACAACCAAGATTTCAATTTAATGGGCAATTAGATACTACACAACCCATAATGACAAACTTACAACTCATGGCTACTTGCTGTGATTGCTTGATGCGTTATAACGAAATTACAGGCACTTGGGGCGTGATTGTTCAACAACCAAGTTATGCCATAGCAATGCAATTAAACGACTCAAACATTATTGGTCCAATAAATGTAACGCCTTTAGACATTGCATCATCATTTAATATTGCTGAAGTTAAGTTTCCTGATAATTCAGCGCAAGACAGTTTTAATTCAACCATTTATGATTTGGCAGTAATTGCACCATCATTGCTTTACCCAAATGAACCAGTTAACAAGCAGACCATTAATCTTGCATTGGTTAACAATAGCGTTTCAGCACAGCTATTAGCAAATCGTTTTCTCAAAGCAGGGCGTGAAGATTTGCAAGTTGCTTGTGTTATTGGTTATGCTGGTTTGCAACTTGAAGCTGGTGATATTGTAAGTTTAACAAATACAAATTATGGCTGGACTAACAAACTATTTCGGATAAATAAACTTGTTGAAAACTTCACTGATGATGGACAAATCACCACATCTTTAACGCTTGCAGAATACAATCCAACTGTGTATTCGGATATTTTGGTTACGCAATTTACGCCATCACCCAATACTGGATTACCACAACCGCTCAACTTTGGCGCAATTTCATCACCAAGCGTTTCAACTTCATCGCCTAATGCGGCAACACCATCATTCATTGTGAATGTAACGACTCCTGCGGGTGGCATTACGCAATATATGGAAGTGTGGTATTCCGCTTTTGCAAGCCCAACGACAGACCAGCGCCTAATTGCTGGCACAACAGCCATCCAGTCATCAGGCAACCCTTACCCAACTTCTACTGCTTTACAAGTTAGATTAACAAACATTGCAAGCGGTAACTGGTATTTCTTTGTTCGCGCTGTTAACAGTCTAGGCGCAAGCGCATACAGTTCTGCATCAACTGTTTTCCAATGGCGACCAACTACATTTAGTTATGACTTGCAATATATTGTTGTTGCCTATGGCGATGATTTGTCAGGTACAAATATTTCATCTTCGCCAACAGGAAAAAGCTATTATGGTCTTTACAACTCAGCATCAACATCATATAGCGCAATAGCATCTAATTACACATGGTTCTTGGCTCAACCTACATTTGGTACAGCATATAAACTTGCATACATTACGCGGGGTAGTCGTAGATTAAGCACAGCAACTTCGCTTGCTGGATATGCGGCAGGCACAGGCGCTTATGTTCCTACTGTTGGTTTTGATTCTTCGCAATGGTCGGCTTTGCCTGATGGCACAAATTACATTGATTTGGATATACGCACAGGGCAATTAACTAGAACAGGAACATCGAGCGTAGGAACAGGACAAATTGCCATTGCTAACAATCCTGATGGCACTATGGTTGGCGCATTAGCACAATTCTTAGATTTTGGTGGCGCGCAAACTTATACAAGTACTGTTTCATCATTAACTATTGACATTTATGGGCGAGTCGTTGGAGTTATCCCGCCTGATTCTTTTTATTACACATCACAACACTTTACCGCTACGGCAAGTCAAACAGTATTTACGCCTACGGCAAGAGGCGCAGGGTACATCACAGGCATGGATTTGGTATTTAAAAATGGCGTGTTGCTTGATACAACTGAATACACAGAAAACAGTACAACAGTAACGCTTAATACGGCTTGTACTGTTGGCGATACTGTGACGATTACTTCAATGCGGTCAGTTGCTTCATCAACTTTTTATCAAGATGCTGGAATTTTGTATTCCTCTGGAACTGGAACGACAACGCTTACATATACAAACTTGCCTTGCTTTACAATTTTTGCTGGCGATTTGTTAACTTTCAGCAATGTTGGAACGCCTACCAGTTACACAGTTTCATCAATTAATTATGTAACAAAACAAATTGTGTTTACTGCGGCATTTACCGCATCTGCTGGCAATGCTGTTTATCGCAAAATTGCATCAGGTGCAACTTATCGTTCTTTTAGCAGATTTACAGATACCTTAACTGCGGCATCAAGCTATACGCCAACAACATACCAATTAGTATCAGGCTTTGAATTGTTGTTTTTAAATGGGACAATATTGAATGACCAAGACTACGATTTGGTTGGAAACACAGTTAGCAATTTTCCAGTATCTGCAACTGGAAATTTCACCACCATTCAATGGAGTGCAAACAATCAAGGTGTACCCAATGGTTTGCCAACAGCAGTAACAACTTACACAATAACTGGTCTTGCTGTCTATGGCTATTCATACACAGCGGCATATTTTGATTTGTATGGTAATGGGTGTTTGTATATACAAGGCACAGATTACACAACATCAACAGGCTCATACACTCTTGTGCCAACACCTAACAACAACACAACAGTTCTTGTTCAACAAACTTTTGACGCAGTAGGAGCCGCATAATGACCCAAGCTTTTAATCTTTCTCAATTAGCCAACAATGTAAACACAAGCGGACAGCTTAACGCGGCGGCTGGTTTATATAACCAAACAGGCGTACCCAATGGCGGCACAGGTGTTGCAACACTAGCATCAGGCGCGGTTGTTATAGGTGCAGGCACAAGTGCTGTTACAACTGTTCCTGCGGCGACAACTGGAAATGTATTAACAGCAAATGGCACAGCATGGATATCGCAAGCCGCATCAGGCGGCACGCCGATTGTTACTCTTTATACATCGCCTGCAACTTGGACAAAACCTTCAACAATTAGAGCAGTAAAAGTTACTGCTTTAGGCGGTGGTGGCGGCGGCGGTAGTGGTAGCGGTGCGCCAGCGGCACAAGGACCTTTAAGAACTATTGGTGGAATTGGAGGTTTTGGAGGCTCAGGATATTACTATGCACAAGCATCGGCTATTTCGGGTCCATTAACAATACAAATTGGAATAGGCGGCGGCGGTTCTACTGGTGGTGGGTCAGCTTCTTTTGGGGGGCTTTTTTCTGTTGCTGGTGGCGCGGCGGGAACGGATGGAACTTTTCCCGCCGGTAATGGAACGCCGGGCGCACCGGGAGCCGCAGTATCTGTAACATCTACACCAAACACAGTAACTGTTAAAAGTTTACAAGGTATTCTTTATGGTGTTACTGGCACAAGTAGCCCAACTTCTCCAACTGGAAATGTTGGCGGTAATGGTACTGGCTTTGGAGTTGGCGGCGGCGGCGGCGGTGGTGGTGCTGGAGGTCCAGTATCAGGCGGTACAGGTGCATCGGGGTTTGTTATTGTTGAAGAATTCTATTAAAAATTAACAAGACATTACAAAAGGATAAATATGTGCGACCAACTTAGCCAGTTTGTAGTTGAAAAATATGTGCATTTAAAAGATTTTCTTGCAAAAGAATCTTGTGCTGATTTAACCGCAGAATTAAAACGACTTGTTGCTCAACAAAAAACCACACAAGACACGCAATGCCCAAAATCTGAAGCCGTACATGGTGCAATGGTTTTTGATAAATTGTTAATTGATTTGTTGCCGCATTTTGAACAAGCATCAGGTAAGCGCCTGTATCCAACTTATTCATACGCAAGACTATATGCGCCCAATGAGGTTTTAACTATCCATACAGACCGCGAATCGTGCGAGATAAGCGCAACTCTTACCCTTGGCTTTGAGGGCGATGTGTGGGGCATTTACATGGGCGATAAGGGCAAGCAGAATGCAAGCCGCATTGACATGGCTGTGGGTGATGCTGTGCTTTACAGAGGCATGGAAAAGCACCATTGGCGTGAAGAATACACAGAGGGAAAATGGCAAGCCCAAGTGTTTTTGCATTACGTTGACGCTGATGGCAAATACGCTGATTGGAAGTTTGACAAACGACCCGCGCTTAACTTAGCGCCGCCCGAAGAATTGCGTCATTGGATTTACACCGACATACTGACAAGCGATGCTTGCGATTCGTTAATCAAGCTTTACACCAAAGATGAAATACCCAAAGAACCGCCTGTAATTGGAAGCGGTGAGGGTGCAATTAATTTGGAAGTTAGAAATGTTAAGCGAGTTATGTTGCCAACTTATAAAGACATTGGTGGCAGACTTGCGGCGGCTGGCTTGGCGGCAAACCATCAGGCGTGGAAGTTTGACATTACTCATGCTAACCAAGCTGAGTTTCTTGCTTATCCTGCTGGTGGTCGTTACCAAGCCCATGTAGACACATTTATACAGCACGGCGATGAATGCCGAAAGTTGACTGTATTAGCTTTTCTAAACGATAATTTCAAGGGTGGAAAGTTCTTTTTGCAGAGTGGGCAAAACAAATACTATCCACCACAAACAAAAGGAACTGTGCTTGTGTTTCCATCGTTCACCATGCACGGCGTTGAAGATGTGCTAGAGGGCGAGAGATACAGCGTAGTTTGTTGGATGGTTGGCAAATTCTTTAGGTAACAAAATGACTTCACCCATTAAAGCTGTCCGCAATATTACAGATGAAGAACTGAAAGATATTTTGCGCGAAGCGGCAGAGTGGGGCGCTAAGAAGGCATTGGCTGACATTGGCTTACACGATGATGAAGCTGGCACAGATGTTAAGGAACTGCGTGGCTTGCTTGAGTTATGGCGCGATGCAAAACAAACAGCGTTCAAGACTTTTATAAGCTGGCTCACCAAAGGTTTTCTCATTCTTATCATTGGTGGCGCTTGGTTTTACCTTAACAAAAAGGGGTAAAAAATTGACCCCATCACCATCCTGTTTGCCGCAAACGCCTGCGTAAAAGCAATCAAGGATGGATGCACCCTCTACAAGCAGGCAAAAACTTCCTTTATGGAGGTCAAAAAAACTGTTGACGAAATTGTCGGAGATGCCAAAGCTGTACAGTCATTTTGGCAAAAGCTGTTTGGCACAAAGCCCAAGCCAGTTGTCCAGCAAGTTAAGCAGAAAGAAAAGTTTGTTGCAGTAGAGCCAACTCAAGTAATGGTGGACATTGTTTCTCAACTGACCACATTTTTCCGTTTGCAAGAACAACTTGCCGCACACATCCGCGCCGAGGAAGATAAATCAAAAAATGTTTACGACCCTGATGCCAACTTGATGGAAGCGGCATTAAAAAGGGTTATGGCACTTGACCAGATGGCAGAATTGGAAAAAGATATTCGTGAAACGATGGTGTATCAGTCACCACCTGAAATGGGTGCGCTTTACAGCAAGGTGTTTGAGATGCGTGAAATAATAAGCGAAGAACA